TATGGTTCTCCAACAAAAAGAATTATTAGAACAACAACAGAATGAGATTAATATATTGAAAGAAAGATTGTCTTATCTTAATGTATAGATGGACGCACTAACAAACGTTTTCAAAAGAAGCAAGACGAAACAGCAACCGAGCATATTTAGAAAATCGAAAAGCGAGAAATCAATCCTACAAAAGGGATGTCTCGATTTACATACTGCTTTAAAAAATACATACGATACGAGAGAGAACCAAGCGAAGTATGGTAAGGACTGTGGTTATGATTACGACTCAGAACTGTCTAACGACAACCAGCAAATATATTACAACAAGGATAAGAAGACCCTCATGATGTCAGTCGCCGGCACACACAACGCCAGCGATATTGGGACAGACCTAAAAATGATGGTCTCGAAGGGTGGGGTCAAACAGACCGATAGATTCAGACAGGCAGAGATGACACTCGGAAAAGCAAAAGCAAAATACAACCCGGAAACCACTACAGGAATAGGCCATTCACTTGGGGGGACCATTATAAGTAATCTCGATGGTATTGATAAAAAGACAACATATAATAAAGCACACACGAACCCATTTACAAAGACCCCGGGGAATGAGATACACGTGAGGCAGTATGGAGACGCTGTCAGTTTTTTATCAAGAGGAAACAAACATACACACAATATAGCAGGTGGAAGCATCACAGACCCATACACATGGTTGAAGTCTCATAATACCGACAACCTCAAAAAGTATGGATATAAAGTTCCCGAGTAATAAAAATTGAACCGAAACTAATATAAAGATAAAAAAAGATACATATATATAAATGAAAGCATATATATATAAGATTACTGACAATACGAATGGAGATGTTTATTATGGTTCTACAATAGAAAGTGTTTCTCACAGGATGGCGAAGCATAGATATAAATACAAGTTATATAAAAGTGGATTAAGTCATTTTGTTTCGTCATATTTAATTTTAGATAATAATGATTATGACTATGAATGTATTGAAGAGATGGAAGTAGATACGAAACAAGAAATGTTGCTACGAGAAAAATGGTATATACAAAATAATGAATGCGTGAATTGTGTAAGTCCAATAGAGACAGAAGAAGAATATAGACAAAGACATAGAATATCAGATAGAAAATATTATCAAAATAATAAGGAGAAGTTTAAACAATACGCAAAAGAGTATGATTTAAAAAATAAAGATAAAGTTAGAGAATATCGTAGAAAATATAATATAGAAAATAGAGATAGGATAAATGAACGTCGGGGTAAGAAAATTGTCTGCGAATGTGGTATGACTTATACTTATGGAAATCGATTAAGACACTTCAAAGCAAAAAGACATTTGGATAAAATACAGATATAAATATATTTATGAAAGAATATATAAATTACACAATTAAACATAAATATATCAATATATTAATATAAATACATTAACAAAACAATTTATTTATGTATAATCGATGTTTTTATATAGTTTTTTCTACATTTATACTAATTAAAAATTTTTAATTAGTATAAATGCGTGTTTTATGTATATTTTGATGAATTATATATTTATTTATATACTTATTAATGTAATTATATTAATATTTGATATATTTTTTTTGTTTAATTCTTTGATTTATATGTTTATTAATAATTCTATTAAGTTATGAAAATTAATATTTTGGAATGAAAAACTATTTAGAAAGATTTTTATTCTCATATATATATATATATGTCTAGAGATAGAGAGATTGAAAAGACTGTCGCTAATATGAAACAAAAGTTTTCTCTAATGGATGCGATAAAGGAGAAGCGTCCCAAGTTAAGCGACATTTCTCTTACTGCCTACACAAGCACATTACGAAACTTGTATAAAAAAGTATTCGGTCCGGGGGATATTGATATTAAGAAGTTTAAACAGGTTGACACTATTATGAAGTTTTTAGAAGATGTTCCAGCCAACAAACGCAAAAGTATATATGCCCCTTTAGTCATATTAACTGGAAATGATAAATATAGGGAGGCCATGAATGAGGATATTGAAGTCTATAATGGTATAATATCCCAACAGAAGAAGAGCAAGACCCAAGAGGAGAACTGGATTGAACCCGAGGAGATTAAGGATATATTCGAGGACTTGAAAGGTCAGGCGACCATATTGTATAAGAAAAAGAAACCAACCAAGAGCAACATTCAAGACATACAAAGTTATATAATTGTTGCACTAACAGGCGGGTTATTTATTCCCCCTAGACGATTACTCGATTGGACCGAGTTCAAAATAAAAAACATCGATAAGAACACCGACAACTATTACAGCAAAGGAACCCTTTACTTCAACCGATATAAGGGTTCGGCAAAGAAAGGCGAACAAAGCATAGAGGCACCAAAGGAACTCCAAGAGATACTCGACAAATGGATTGAGAGCAACCCAACCGATTATCTCCTTATGGATATTAGTGGAGGGAAACTCAACAATGTCAAACTCAACCAGCGACTTAACAAGGCATACGGGAAAAAGATTTCTGTCAATAGTCTTCGTCATTCCTATCTCACAGACAAGTTCGGCGATACAATCAAACAGAGAAAGAAGATTCAGGAGACTATGGAAAAGATGGGATCCAGTTCGAAGCAATTGACTACATACGTAAAGGAAGAATAGACAACAATAACAATATATTTTATTTTTATTGTTGGGAGGAGACTTTTATACAATTAGTTTTTGACGCTTATTTCATCACCTGGACTGAGCGGGTCTCAGCATCAAACATGAGAACTACATCATGCAAAAATGTGGTAAGAACAGTGGCAGCCGCAACAGTTGCTACGCCGATGTTGAACTTAGCCACAACCGTCGAATTTTGGGAAGACACACCGCTGAGGGCATCGCTCGAGCTAAGTCTTTCGGTATTTACACCTAGGAAGGACTTTGATAAATCCTTATCAGTGTCGTTTCCAAAAGCAACATCGATTGCTCGGAAGTTGTTTGTGCTTAAGCAAGTAGATGCGGAAGTAGGAGCAGTAGCGATGCCGTGAACCGCCTCAAGGTATTCCATAAGAACCTGTGCCTTGCCGTGTTGAGACACGTTAATAGCAGTTTGCGGATATGGGACACCGGCAATTTCGTATGAGTATTGGGTCAAGTTAGGGTCATAGGCCGCAAAATTCTTGTATCTGTCAGTTCTAAACACAGATGACATAACGGATTTTATACTCGTAAGACTGTTGCTATATACAAGATTTTGTGTCCCGCTGGAGCCTGCAGCCAAAGGTGCTACGCTTGTCTCGTAGCTCTCGGTCTTCATGTAGATGCGACCATCTGCCTGTCTCTGGGAAAGGATGGCGCCAACCATTTCAGGAGGGAATGTAATTGCCTTGTAGTGGATTTCGGCATCCTTGACTTTCAAGTTGGTAAGGGAAGTAGCGGTTCCATCAGACTTACAGGCGATGTTAGACAACTGGTCCAATGTAAGGTAAAAACGCACATCACCGGCAAAGAGCGGGTAAAGATTATTGCAGAGTGCTATACAGTTAAGCATAGGGACAGCGACCTTGATTGTGTTGGTTCCGGATGCGCCTATCACATCAACGCTGTCGATAAGGTTGGCGTTTCCGGCCGCAAACTCAAGACCCAAAGCGGACGAAAGTCCTTGTTTTTGGGAAGCGGAAAGTTTGGAGTGGAGGAGTTGGTTCTGGATGGCGTTGTAGTTCGAGATGGTATCAACAGATACCGAGTTGATAAAGACATCGCTTCTCTGGAAAACAGAAGCACCGGGGATGCCTAAAAGGATGTTGTCAACCGCTCCGGCATCAGCATCCACCTGGATAGTGAATACCATAAATAAAGAGGAAGGAATTAAGAATGTGTTGTTGTTCTGGAGGAGAGAGAATTGTAATTGTTGAAGCTCGCTGAATTCGCTCCCGTTCTGTGTCCTGGAGACATATGACGCCGATCGGATGCCGGAACCCATAACTGTGTAATCGTATCTAGCTTCCTTAGGGATAGACATTATATACTAAATCGAGAAAATTATTTTGCCGTTAATATATTTAGTTCATCATCTCCTTCATCTTCTTCATCTTCATCCTTCTTCTCTTCCTTTTTATTGTCTTCTTCTTTTGCTAAAGGTTCAGTCTTTTCATATACTGGGTTGATTGTTGGTTCAATATCCTTTTTCCTAAAAACCCGTATCATCAATGAGAGATTATATGAGATGCCGTTCATCTCGACGTAGTTCCCGTTTTCATCCAACAGTTGAATATCAATCCCGCTAATATACTTCGATTTTAGTTTTCCATAATGTGAGGTTTTATTTTGATACGTTATTTGATGAAATGACGGCATGTCGATAGGTAAAGTTTGGACGATTGTATTCGCCAATTTTGAAGATGAGAAACTAGACACATTAGCTAAAGCAAAAGAACAGATATTTAACTTCTGTATTCCCAACAGGTTCAAAGGTTTCTCTCCCGTGAAAGCGAAACCCGTTATGCTCTGTGTAAATCCTAAAAT